TTCATATTCATAATCAGCTGTTAATGCCATACTATCTCTCCTTTTTAATTCCTGTTTTTGTTATCATATTTCGCAGCATCTTCGGCGCTGATGCCCATCGATTCCCTGTACTGTTTTTCAAGAGGCGATTCATTTATCTGAAATTGACTCCCATCCGAACCGGTTCCCTCTTCAGTAAAAATTTTTGATGGCATCATTTTTCCGATCGCTTCCTGGACATAATCCGGATTTTCAGAGAATTTCTGCTCCCACCACTCTTTATCTTTAGGATAGATCCTCCCTTCTTTCAACGCCATCCCTATGACAGCCGCTTTTCTTGTTTCCATCTCTTTCTTCTGGATAGCGGAAAGCTGAACCGCCATCTGTTCATTTGCTTTTTGCAAAACAGATATTTTCGCGGCCACTGCCGGGTCCTGGATTTCCTGAGATGGAGCGGGATCATTTTTTCCGGATAAAATCATCTTTATTTGCTCCTGAAGAGCAATATTTTTTTTGTTTAACTCCTGTAACGCCACATTTTCGGCGGAACTTCCACCATGGGATAAATTATTATCTCCTGCCCCGGTGGATCCGGCTGTTCCCTGTTGGTTTTCTCCTGCCCCCTGATTTGTATTATCATTACCACCACCACCTTCACTTGCTTGCTTCAGAGATTCACTTAACGCTATAGCGATAGCGATTTTATCTTCCGAAGAAAGCTCACTGATAGCTTCCAATATTTTTTCTAAATCCATAGTAGATAACTCCTGTAAAATTTTATTCACTCCGTCGCTATGCGCGGGTTTTTTATCCCCGTCGCTATGCACGGGGTTATTTACAAATTTCATTATAGCAGATTTTAAAGAATCTGCAAGGCCCTTGTGGGGATCGGTCTTACCGGCCGACAGCCCCTCTTCCCCTCCCTTTTCAGACAAATGTACTTTTTTTAACGTTTTCATCACGGGAGTATTACAAAGAGCAACGGCAACCAATACCGGATATACAATATCCCCGGACTCGACATCAATAACCATATCAATATCCGCCGAAAAATATTTAAACAACTCCTGGCCGACATTCTGCCTGCCTAATTCTGTCCATTTGATTTTAGCATACAGACCATTCCGGTCTGCTCTCAAATCCTCAATCCATCCATTTGCCCGGGACCGGTCATGTTCGGTATCGACAAAAGGCTCCTGCTCTTTAAGAACTTTTTTCTTCCAATTATCTACCATCGCCTGGACATACCCCTCAGTGATGATCACCTCCCCATACCATTTGGAATGAAACAGGCCGACCGGAAGGACCATCTGGTATTCTTCCGAGACCTCAGCTTCTTTTAAAACAATCTCCTGCATATAAACTTTTTGTATTTCCGGGAATACCGGGCAGGTCCCCTCTCCCAGAGAATAATCTTTATCAGCGAATTTTGCATTCGCCACTTTTACTGCGGAGACCTCACAATCGAGATGGGTTCTTTCTCCCTCATCACAACACCGGCTATAACTATTATTTGCTATTATAACCCATCGCTGTTTTTGTGCCGCGGTAAGCCCCCGGCAATATTTCTCTACATCTTCAACGGTCCATGGCATACATTACCTCCACTATTTTATATATTTCCAAAAGCCCTCATCAATTTCATAATCATATTCTCTATAATATTCCATCATATTTTTAATATGTTCATCACAAAAATAACCAGGTGGGGAAACTAACGGGACTCCAGGAAATTTTAATTTCCATAATTCTATTCCGATCAAAGAAGCCTGCTGCTCTGATTTGAGCAACTCTGAAAAAATTATATTACGCCTGACATAATGATTATAAAAATCACTATGATCAACCATTTCATGTATCAAATGTCCCATTTCATGAAAGAAAATATCATACATCTCCAACTCTGAGACATTTTTTTCAACATGAATTTCATTCTCATAAAAATCATAATACCCCCCGGAATCGCCGATCTCTTCCTGAACAAATCTCCACCCGCCGAAAATAGAAAGATATTCCTCCGGCCCGGCCCCCCGGTCAATCTTTTCCCCTATAAACCGAACAACCTTTAATTGTTCCCTGGATATAAAAACCACTATTTTACTCCTCTTCGATGCAACATTCCTCATGTACAGGATTTGTTATTTGAGACCATTTATCAAACTCAACCTGGCAATTATCACAGACAGGTTCACCGCAAACAACACATTCATTATCGGCCTCATTTCCACAAATACATTTTTTATTCTCCATCAATTTTCCCCTTTAAAGAAACTCCTAACAATCCAGGCCGCACAACATTTACCAACATATTAACTATATCAATAGAAGATCTATCAATATCATAAGAAAGATCTTCAGCGACTTCAACCATTTTATCAACACTTTTTTCATCTATAGGAAGATTATTCATTTCCATCAACTCATATACATAATCTCTAAAAATAAAATGTTCCCTTGATAAACTATTTATATTCTTCACTAAAACATTAAAAAATGAAAATAGTCCTTTCCCTGTTTTCTTCATTCCCTTTCCAATTCTTTCGAAGCCAACCCGGACCGATTGACTTTTCCCTTTGACATCATAATCATTCATAAATATCTCCTCATCCATTTATAATAAAACACAAATCTATAACAGCCCCAGCGATCTTTTCTACAATTGCATTATCTACCGGCAAATTATTAACCTCCAATAATCTCTTTATATAATTAAATAAGAGAAAAGGTTTATCAATCAGGCTATCGATGACCTTAATAGAATCATTAATGACAGATGCATGCTGATTTGCTATTTCCCTAATAGCCTCCACGGGATTCTCAACAATTTTATTATTATGAATCCGGCCACACTCTTCACATTTAGTATAAGCATGATACATACAATCTTTGTCCCAGCATGGCTCATCAGGAATTAGATGTTTTAAAAGGTCTTGTTTTGCCTCTTCCAATTTAACACGATAATAACTGATTTTAGAAAAACTTCCCTCTCCCGTTTCGTAAAATTGCTTAATCCAATTACCAATATTCATCGCTAATTTTTTTATTTCTTGTCTTTTTCCTACAAAATCATAATCATCCATAAAATGCTCCTTTGCTTAATCTTTACCACATAATACCATAAATGCTCCATTTTGGGTATAAAATTTCTCCACCCCAACCTCATTACATATTTTCAATTCAACGAGACTATTTTCAGAGACACCGAGTATTTTGATTTCAATATCTCCATACTCTTTTTTCAATTCATCCAACCTTTGAATCATTTTGCTTATCTTCACCATATCCTCCTTTACCTCGATTCTTCTTTCATCACATACACATTTATACACCGGCAATTATCCCCCCCAAAACATCCAGGGTTTGGTGTAACATAATCCGGATCATCAATCTCGTGTCTATGCCCATCCAGGGCCGAACATCGTAAACAAGTTCCCCTATCCAATACAGATGAATAATAGACATAATCAATCTCATCCTCATGGGCTTTACCTTCGATTGTCCTTCCGGCCCCCCAGCCCCCATTCACCGCGCCATTCGCCATTTTATCCCAGGTCTGGTTTGATATCACCCCGGGCCAAGCTGCTAACATCGACGCCATAAGGGGTTCCCCGGATATCCCCTTCCTTTCAAAGGTAAGAGAGAGGATCAACAATTGACTGAGAACTTTGTTCCCTGCCCCTTCAACCTCTATCTGAAATTTCCTATCACCAAACTCTATGAAATCATTATAATCTTCAGGCAGGCCATTATCCGCCAAAGAAGCTGATCCACCCGCACGGCCCCTTTGATATGACAATTCCTCTTTCACCTCCTCTCTTCCTGCCCGAATCTGGGCTTTATATTCTTTCATCAATAAATCAAACATATCTCGTTTTTTTATTATCCGGATCTTATTCGGCTTCCTTCCTGCAATTATCTGCTGAATAATATCTTTTACCTGGATCTCCCTTAATTTATACAACTCCTCTTTTATCCCCCGGGAAGATTCATTCAACCGATATTCTATAGCTATCAAATCGGGGATCTGCTCTTCCGGTGATATATCTTTAAATTTTAACCCCTGCGATGTTTTTACTATATCTTTCTTTTTATCGATCAATACTGAATTATCAATCTGCTCCGGCTCAAGGCCATCACCATTTTCTCCTATCAGATCTTCGGGAATATCTTCGACGGGCGGCTCCTCAACAACCGACTCCTCCTCTATTTTTTCAGGGAGATTCAATTCATTTCTAACGGCAACCTCAAGAGCCTGGTCAGCTGTGAGAACGCCAGCTTTAACCAAGACCGAAACGGTATGTGTATCCAATTTTTTAATTTTCCCGACCTTTAACTGAGGGTACTCTTCTACATACCAATTATAATCACAATACTCTCTGATCAAAAATCTACTCACTACCTCACAGATATAATCTGCATATGCCTGCAGAGAATCCATAAAAACCTCAATAAAAGATCCCCCCAGGGCCCGCGAACCTGTCTGGGTTGTCCCCAGGTTGATAAACATAGCCAACATCGACCGGGCTATCATTTCATCATAATAATAAATAGACGGCAAGGGATCGGTCCCCGCCTGCCCCCCACTGGCAGCAAGTAAACTAATTTTATATCCATCCGGCGAAATTATATAGCTTTTTTCATGAGCGTATAATTCCTCCAGGGCTTTTTCCGTTTCATTCCAGGCCTCAGACCCTCTCTCGACATTTGGGGGCACATCAGCCATCGGGATTCCTACCCCATGCCGATCATGTTTTATACCGTTGATAACCTCTAATTTATTTTTCATATACCACGGCTTATATGCCGGCCGGAGTACACTTATCCCTTCCCAATTATCCCCTTCCCTTTCATTTGAAAAGACAAGAATTTTTTCAATAGGGAGAAGATATTCCTTCCCATCAGTGTCTTGTTGAACCGGACCCCGAAGGGTCCTTTTATCTTTTTCATAATCCCAACGGACAACGGACAGCGGCAAACGAGGAGCTAATTTTTTAATCTGGAAAAGATCATCCTTTACATGCCAGACTTTTTCCATTATTGAAAACCCAAACGGCAACATAAGAAGAAAATGCCTCAACGTATCATCCCATGTAAGACTCATCTGCTCAAAAATATTTTTTCCGATTACTTCTGCGATCTCAACATCCTTGGACTTATCTGTAGCCGGTTCAACATAATAATGAGCTTTTCGAATCGGCAAAACCAGAGCTTTTAAAACCGCCTGGACCTGGGGGTCAGATCTCCTCATTTCATTATAAATATCAGTCCCCCGCCGACCCACCAATTTCGAGATATATTCTCCTGTATTTAATGTTCCATACCCATAATCAGTATTCCCAGGAACTCCAACAACCTGTAACCCAGCTTTTTTTCCAGATATTTTTATGACAGCCATTACATCCTCCACTCTTTATACATTTGGTTTAATGATATTTTTTTCGAACTATACAGGCCAAACAAATCATCATTATATTTTCTATCCTCCATTTTACATTGAATCATAGAACCATGCACAAAATTATTCCTAATATTTTTAAATTTTTTTCTACATTTACCATAACTCGGAGGACATTCCGGATACAATTTTTCAGGAGAAATAAAATACTGGCATTCTGAACAAATAGCTGGTTTAAAATATAATTCTCTTTGTACATACATTCAAAATCTTTCCTTTCTCATTCCGGCCGTTATGGGTTTTTTCGCTTCGGCCCTGGTTTTACCCATACTGGCAGGACGGACAAACGAATACGCACCATATCTGAGAGCATCCATATAATGGTCTGCTTCTTTTATTACCCGGCCCTGCTTATCCCTTTTATAATCCCAGACCTCCGAGAGGAACCCCAAACAAGAATTGATTACCCAAAATTGGCCATTCCTCATTTTGGTTTTTATAAAATCTATCCCATCATCGACCGAATTATTAGCAGGGACACCATTAAAAATATTATTGATTCTCTCTCCTCCTGCAGGGTCACAATAAGAAAAAAAATTTCCATATTGTTTCCACTCCCGGCCATCCATTATAGCACTATTGAAATTGGCAGACACCATATTAAACGCGCCATAATCATCAAGAAGATAAACATTATCTCCTGCAAATCCTAATAACACACCGGCCATATTTAAACCGAAATCCACCCCTACACAAAAATATTCCATGGAAGGGAGTGCCTCCCAGGGGATGACCATACTCATATCAAATTCATCATAGATCATCCCCTCCGGTTTGATGAACAATCCATCCCTCATTCGTTTTCGAGCTGCATCAGGTAGGATATCAAGAAATCTTTCAATATATTTTTCTGGTAAATTCTGAAGGTTATCCATAGGGTTCATCAACAAAGAAGCATACATCGATTTATCAGGTACAGGATTTCCGGTCTGCGGGTCCCGCCCTTCTATGAATAATTTATGGGTCCAGTGCATAGGACTTGGTGGGTTACAATCAAAATATGCTTTATTCTCAAGTCCAACATTTTGAGCTAATCTTGTCAGCCCAAGAACAATAGTATCATAGGCGATCTGGGACACCTCATTAAAAAATATGGTGGAATACTCATGACCGAGCAACTTTTCTACTCTCTGCGAATCATCGAATCCGCCGACCCATATCTCAGAGCCATTCCAGAATTTAATATAATAATCAGATTTATTTTCCCGGTACATCCCCGGGGGAAGTAGACTTAAAAGAAAAGGGAGGGTCTCATGCCAGATTGATGTCTTGGCATGGCTGAATCTTAACCTGGCAGCAAGGTGTCTTGACCCAGGGCATTTTAGGCACCTCACTATTATGGCATAAAGAAAAATAACGGTTTTCCCGGACCGGGTCCCTCCATAAAACAATATCTGGGATGCCATAGATCCCAATAACTCAATAGCCCTGATTTGTTTTTCTGTTTTATTTAGATTAAAAACTATTTCATGAAATTTATCTTCCGATATATTGCCATCCGTATAATCAATTACGGATTCACAATTTTGCATCCTGGTCCCCGAATACTATCTTGATAGGCTTTCCTTCGAATCCTGAGATCTCATGCCTGGACACCGGCAGCCCATCAATATATTTCAAAAGCAATTCGGCAGCCCAACTCTTACCATTTACTGCCTCTCGCACTATTACCATAGACACCGCTTGGATATTTGTAATTTTATTCCCATCCGGCCCTATGGCATTATTAGTTTTTACCAATTCATTAGCTAATTCGGTGGCTATGGATAATCCACCAGATCCCTTTGGTCTCCCTTTAGGATTCCCCGATTTACCAGGTTGAAATGATGTATTATTTTTACCCACAATAACTCCTCTCCCTTCCCTGTTTACCCCTGTATTTAACAGGGAAATTGTCGACTGAAATACCAATCATTAAAGGTACTTTTTTTTATCATAACGCAAAAGACTATTCAATTTAATAATCATGGATGCTTTATTTGATAAATCTATTTTCTCCATTTGCTCAATACATTTCATCCCGGCCACGACTTCATCTTTACTTAATCTACATTTTAAAACCATTTAAATTCCTTTCCTATTTTCCTATTTCTGATTATAAAAATAGATCTCCCTATAGCCCCCTGGTAGGATTTTTCCTACACGCCGGATTAAAATGTATAGGTAAGATAAAACCACCTCCCATTTATGCTACTGCTCCTATGCTCGGATTGATTGGCGGTAATATTCCGGCTTTTCACTGTGTCTATTTCCACCACAAGGGACTATAAAAAAAAGGAAAGAGGTTTGACCAAGGAATCCCTTCAATCCCTGGCTTCCTTCAAAGTAAGGGATGGTTAATAACCACCTGAAGGATCCTCTTTCCTAAATCATATTGGCCTGACCTGACTCGAACAGGCACATTATATTTTAATACCAGCTATTTTTGGACCATTACTATCTACCAAAACATTTTATAGTGGCAAAAAAGCAGTCCGCTCGGGGCTTTCAACCCTTGAAACTGGTGTGTCTTCCATTTCCACCACCGGCCTTATAAACAACTATATACAAAAAAACCAGGGTAACCAGCTGATCAAAGGGATAACTAAAACCCTTGATCCCTCCTGATAAGGAGACCCGCTTACCCTGGAAAAAAATAGGAACCTGCATTATGAATGCGGGTTGATTACAAACTAGGCTTTTATATACTCGATATCCTCAAAATCATAACATATCAACCTGTAAACATCGATTCCGGGGCCATAAGGATGTCCGAGCATTATACACACAATCTCCCTGGTCCCTCCTCCGGGCTCTCGTACATAATAAAATTTATCATCTTCAAACACAACATTTTCAGGCACATTATTATACTGATGCTTTCTCACCGCATGAAATCTTTCCCCGGAATACATATCAGCCGGGTACTGGGCCCCTTCCAGGATAACTGGATTTTCAATATCCCCCTGGGTCTCCATGGATACATTCTCATTCTCAATCCCAACACCAATATTGTTATGGTCCTGCTGGTCGAGAAATGAACATGAAAAAATAATCATACATAATATGATTAAAAACAAAATAATTTTTTTCATATTTTTACAAACTCCTTTAAATAAATTATGACCCCCGGAGGAATCAAACCTCCGTTTACACTCACTACCCTATATTTTTTCCCGGTAATTACAATATAGTTTCGCTCATGTTTATCAGATCCGGTAAAAAAATATTATTTACCAGAGCCCCAGGCAGGGGGCCTTATAGGGGAAATGGGAATTGAACCCATTCTTTTAGCGGCCGTTTATCCAGGTTTCAGTTTATTTCCCTGAACAAACCCGCCAATATGCTACCTATACACCATTCCCCTAAATTAAAAAAATGTGTGACAGGGTTAACCCCCATCACACATAAAGAAAAAAAAGCTTTTCCCAAATAAAACGGTTAAGGAGACATTTATAAAAATTAAAAAAATCAATTTCTATAAACATCAATACAACCCCTTCCATAAAAAAAATTTAATAATAACTTTTTTAAATAATTTTTCTTTTTTATCTTTCCTGAGGCAAGGCATGGTGCTCTTTAGTATCTAAAGAATTTAACCACATCAACCCCTCTTCAATTTTTGTAATGAACATCGATAATTTTCGGGCTTTATCCGGATTTTCCTGGGTATCTTTTCTGAATATTTTTGCTCCGCAAATCATGTTACTGAGGTCAATCTTAAAAAGATCGATTTCCCCAACATCGAATCCGGTATCTTTATAAACCCATTTTTCTTTTTCCACATCATACACCAAATCAACCGGGATTCCATTTTTAAATATACATGTAGTGACCATATATTGTCACCTCCTATTATTTATTGGTTCCTCAAAGGAACTATTTATTGTTAAGTATACACAATTTTGTAAATTTGTGCAACTCTAACAATTTAAAAATCCATTTTTTTTTAACACCTCTATAAAGACAGGATAATTCCTATCATTTTTCATTTCAGATTTATCTATATCATCTGTAACGCTCAATAAAAAAAACCTCTGTATATTCAAAACATTCATTGATATTTTCTTCAAACTTTCAGAACAGATCTCCATTTTTTCTATAATTAAAAAAATATCATATAACTGATCATATGCTCCATCAATCAAAATATCTTTTTTTAATAGATTTTTCATAAACTCTTGAAGGTTTATGTTTTTTATCCCTTCCCGGACTTTAATCTTCCTGGCCATTCATTCCCCGAATACTCAAACGTTCTTCAATTTCTTTTACAGAAAGATACTCTTCACCTATTTTTAATAAAGGTTCTAATTTAATATATGTTCCATCTTCAACCGGCTTAACCGGTTTCCAAGGACCATAAGACCACATATTTCCTTGTTGATCAACAAGAAACCAGGAACCTTCCTCCTCTATCCCTACTTTTATCTCCTCCTCTCCTGGAATCTTAACCTCATACTTAACTCTAAAAATGACATCTGTCTTCATTCCCAATACCATCCTTTCTTTTAATAGATTAAATACCCAACAGCTTGTTTTAAGCCACAAACTTTGCATTGATAATATAACAATAAACCATCTTCATCTTTTACTAATAATAGATTTTCATTTTTTTCACAACATTTATTTTTCAAAATATTTCTCAATCCTCCTTAAATTTAATCCTATTCTAAATTCAAAATTAAACAATCCTATTCCTATCCAAAACCAATGACACCATATACAAAAAACTATACATGGAATGATATATAATTTTTTAACAAACTTAACCGAAACAACAAAAAATTTATCTTTATTTTTTTCCATCCTTCACCTCTGCATAAAATTATCACCCAGGGTGGGAAGGGGATATGCCAATAAAACATTTTTACCCTTTCACTACAAACTGGCTCTTGCCGGAGTAAACCGAGGAACCCCCGGCCTTATACCTCCCACCACGGAAAATATTTTTATACTCCTGGAATAGGAACCCGAATTATCGGATTATAATCAATCACATTTTTCTTTTTCTTACTTTTATGACTTCGATCCATCACATCAACTTTAACAATATCATCACCCCATTTTTTCTTTAATAATTCAAGCTGTTTTTTTTCTTCTTGCAAATTTCTATATACTGCACATCCCCCCTGCTGAATAAATTGTTTGGCTGTATAATTCAAATAATTAAACCGCAAAACACATCTATTCCGGTATAACTGCTGAATTGTCATATCATAATCCTCTTTTAATGACAATCTTTCATCATACCAACAACCACCACCAATCATGATACCCTGCACAGGTCCACCAATAAATGAGACGGTACTAAACGGGGTATACTCTCTATAATTTTGAGGATCACTACTACAATTGAAACCCCATAGATAAACCCGCCAATCTCTAGCAAGAACGGCACATTTTAAAAATAAATTTTCTATTTCTTCTTTTTTATAATCATACCGGACTTTATTAATATATCGACTGATTACCCGGATATCATCATCTAACATAACAACACAATCATACCCTTTTTCGAATTCTGTTTTTAGAATATGATTCCGAACTCTGCTAATATTTCCATGAATTCCTGATTTACAGGAAATTATTTTTATTTCAGGATTTTCTTTTTCATATTGATCAACTTCCGATTCATCAACATAAACTTTTGCAAAATTTATATAATCTAACGTTTTAACTTTTGGTCTGCGAAAAGAAGGGATACAAATGCTTATTTTCATTTTTCTGAAAATTCCTTTCTTAATTTTTGAATTGCTTCAGCTCCATCTATAACTCTTCCGATTCCCATTTTTACATAACCGGGTTTACAATCAAAAGCTTTTTCTATTTTTAACTCCAAAATAGATGTCAATTGTAACCAATCTATTTTATTATTAAAAAACAAAACCACATAATTGTGTTCTTCACCTAACTCCTGAGCAAATTCAATTTCAGGTTTATTCTCCTGAACATTTGCTGGAAATATTTGAATAGGAGTCCCGACCAGCCGGATATTTGAAGTATCAATACCTTCAAAAAAATCTTTTAATTTTTTTTTATTATACCGGCCATACTGAGAAGAGATTGCCCCTAAAATTTTTTTGGCCGAACTTAAATCTTTGGCCTGGATATAATCTACCGGATATTTTTCAGGCAAATTAAAACCACGATTTCCCATTTCCCGAATAGCAGATATTCTCTGATGTCCATCGAGCAACAAATATTTTCCATCTGGTTTTCTCCAAATATGAAAAGGAACTACAAAACCAAGTTCGATAATAAGGGAAATCAATTTTTCCAAATCTTCACTTGAACTTTTTTTCGGATTGCCATCAAATAAAACGATTTCCTCCAGAGTGAGATTATCGGCCCCCTGGCACCGGATTTCAATTTTTTCCATACCCAATAATACCGATTTTGTTAAAACCTGTCAATTATGACAACATTTAAACAAAAAAAAACCTCTCCAGGGATGGAGAGGTCAAAGAAAACTGACTATTGTATGGATGAAATATCAATAGGGGTTTAGACAAAAAAATAATAGCATTTATTTCTTTATCTTTCAACCCTATATAATTCTTTTTTTATATAATTCCTAAATATAAAAACCAAGATCTATGCCCATGCTGGCATATACCATCTTCTTCAACACGACAACCATCGGTTGATTCACAGATTGAATCCATAAACCAATCTTTCAATACCTCATCACTTGGTATCGGGACTGTAGGATCTGGCCATCTTTTTTTCAATTTGACATCACCCTTATTATTTAACATATCAATCAACCTCCCTTTCCCATTCCGGGATATTATATGATAGATTTAATCCATCTAATACATTTTCCAATTTTAATGGATCAAACACCAGGCCAGACATCTATCTGCCTAATTATTTTCCTTTGGTGTCCATTGAAATTTTGGGTAGTGGCATATATTACAACAAATTTTTGATTTGTTATCGTATAACTATATTCACATGATTGCATTGCAAATTGATTTGAAGGTTTTTCACCAATTAGATTTATATCATCTAACTGATAATCCCCATCTGACTCAATTTCCAAATCAATGCCTTCGTTTGGATGATGGACCAGATCCATAATCCTAATCGAATATTTAGCAAAATATTTAGCAAGATCATGCTTTTTTTTAAACGAGAGCAATCTTACAGGGATTCCCCTTGATCGTAAAATTTTTTTTATCGGATTCTTTTCTTTTTCACTATGAAACGGGATATATGCTTTTCTATCCGAAACCACCATCCACCCAGGCTTTACCGATGCTCTATATTTTATAGACCCGGAACCGGAATATCTAATGATTTCCAATCCATTTTTAAAATCTCCGACAAGCGCAATAGAACCCATCCCCATTTTTCGAATTTCCCCAGGCATCCATTTTTCCCACCCATCATAACTGCTGATATCCTTAGCCATAACAACATTATGGCTAACCTTTAAATTCCAAATCCTTGACATACTAACTCCTTTTATTCATCCATACAACAGCATCTTTGATTTGCTGCCGTCCCTCATCTTCTAACATTTTAGCCTTTCCAAAGGCTTCTTTTTCAACATATTTTTCAATATGTTTCTTGATAATTTCAATGATTACTTCCGGGTCTATTGCATCCAATTCCCACGATTGATCCCCATATTTTTTACAATATTCAGCGGCCCTGGCATCAGATAATTTTGCCGGATTTGGTGGAGGTTTATATTTTTGGACCTGCTCATAATTCATAGCAATTATTTTTAACTCAACATTCATATCAAAATCATTACAAAAAATATCAAACCTATTTTTTATATCTCTTGGGATATCTATCCCGGATGGATCATGGTCTCCTAAATATAAAATTACAAATTTTTCTTTCCCCCTATTTTTTTTATAAAATAAATATCTTTGAAATGCTTTATAAAGGCTTGATTGACTTGGATAGCCACGACAGGCCATATATGACACATCATATGGTTTTGCCGCCTTACCAACTACTTCCGAAAGTGCATCTTTCTCCACCCAAACCTCAACCATATTCTTTGAAAATATCCATTTATCAACATGATAATTAGAAATAGCAGCCTGAACTATTTCTTGAGGAGAATCCCATGCTGTTATACCATATAACAACCTTGTCCTATCTTCTATTGCATTCCAATCTATAACACCAGCAAGACGACCATTATTTATGATCGATCCCACCCTTTTATATTGCTTATCATTATTTTCTATCAGACCACGGGCCACAAATTGATAATACAATTGTCTTAATGTTAATTGAAATCCCTTTTTTACATATTGCGATATTATTTCATTTGCATGTTTTATAATATAAAGGGAATCACTATTAAATTTCTTTTCAATAAATTGTATTTTCATTCAATCCTCTTTATTTTAATATTTTTTTTAAAACCCACCATTCCGGCTTTTTTCTAATACCCAACTCCCAAGCATAATTTATCATATCATTATGAAAATGATTTAATTTTTCTTTTAAATCACAATCATCAACTTTAATATTTTTTTTCACTTTTTCAAAAACTGAATCCGGAAATTTTAAAATCCATTCCATATCCGAATACCGGCCATCCCAATCAAACATTAATAAACGATTTATTTGTTTTGCAACTATTTCATATTCATTTTTTAACGTCAATTCAATTACTTTTTCAACCGGGAAAATAATTATTTTGGCATTATAGGAATGTTCTTTCCTCACAATCCATTCAAGGGCTCTTTGAGGAGATGGGAAAATCCCTTCTTCCCACTGAATATCCCCCATCAACTCAATAACATAAACATATTTATTTATGATTTTTTTATTTGACAAATCATAATCTTTCGGGTCTGCATATTTTGTATAAAAATAATCTACTCGAATATTTAAATAATTTGCTAACCTAACCATATCATACATATGAGGAATTCTTTTTCCTCGTTCCCACATAGACCATGTTTGACGAGAAATATTTAATTTTTCACAGATAATTGTTTGTGTGAAAAATTTACGATACAACCTTACATTTTTCAATCTCTCCGAAAACCCATCACTATTATACTCATTATCTTCTTTCATCCTACAATCTCCTTTTATCTATATTTATCCCTGACCACCCGACCACCCGAACCACCCGGACCACCCGGGACCACCCGGGACCACCCGGCCACCCGGCCACCCGGACCAACAGGACCAACAGGACCAACAGGACCAACAGGTCCTTAAACCAATCCTTCGACTTTAATGATAAATCTATCCGGCTCTTTATTCCCATGCCTTTCAGGCTTTTCCAATATTATTTCCACGGCCTTGATATCATTTTCGATGCATCCAGAATTTTGCAACCCATCCAAGATGGGCTCTATGAAATTATGATGATCCGCTCGATGATGGCAACATATTTTAAATATCACCCTTACTTCCCCGGGAATTATCTTTCCCTGTATTTTAAATTGCTCTTCCATTATTTTCAAAAAATTTTGATACTCAGAACCGCGGAACAATTTTCCACCTTTGGATCTTATCAATTTTCTATTTTTTCCAACCCCTTTACCTTCCCAGGTCATCACAAATGACATCCCGGTTGGTGATGGAAAATTTATTTTTGAATCCTTTATATGAGCAATTGTTTTTCTGGCTAATTCGCCACCATCATCTAAAACAAAACCGGGTTCATCATCATATAAACAATAATTCTTTTCATCAGCATAATATTCCAATGCCTCAATTACCTTTTTCATTTACCTTTCTCCTTTCTGAATTTATTAGCAGCCGGACATGTGGCAAAATGGTTATTACCATCAAGATTAACCGGGCATTCTTTTTTTATTTTTTGTTAATATCCAATAAACAACCTTCCCACATCCTTTACGTTTTTTTCCAGCTATATTTTTAGGAACATCAAATAACATTATAACATTTCTTTTTATTCTGTAAATTTAACTTGCCACAGATGGATAGAATTATTTCCTATTTCTATATTTTCTTTTTTCGAGGGGAAAAACATAACCATTTCTATATTTTTTGGCATAAGATCATACCGCACTCTAACAACCTCATCCCAAGATGGATATCTATTTTTACACGAAATACTTATATGCCAGGATTCAAACCCACCGGATGTTTTTTCTTTTGCTAAATAAATATCACAATCTCCCATAATGAATCTGCGTCCATGTGAAATATCACTTTGTACTTCCACAATTTTTTCTACATGAACTTTTCTCAACTCCTCTTCTTTTCTTCGCTCTCTTTTCATTCTACTTCTAACACCCATAATAAAACTCCTTTATTTTCTTTCCACACTTTTTAAATATTCTATAAAAGCATATCTTATGACTGTTTCTGAGGCTTCATACATATAAAAAGGATGAATAACCTCTACACTTTTAAAATTTTTATTTCCGCCATATTCTTTTTTTATTCTTTTTAAAAATCCTATGGCTACATCTTCGATAAACTGCTTTTGGCTTGATGAAATAGATATTTCATCAACACTTAGCCTTGTTTTATTGCGAACACAATAATCACAATCTATTTTGATACTACAATTTTTTTCATCATGCGGACATTTATCAACTTTTTCTTTTAAATGGTTATATGCAGCCCACGCCATTTTCTTGCTTTTATAACAAAAACCACGCAGCCATAACATAAAATCAAAATAACCTTCTACCCCTTTATCTTTTATTGCATTCAGCCAGGCATAATAGTCATATTCCAGACAGGCCGCCCCACACCGGGGACAAATCGGGAGCCCTTTTTTTGAAACAGCAGCATTTTCTTTATAATCCCACCACATGCAAAATGCACCAACCGCTATTTTTTGATTTTCCATTCGACACCATCCTTTTCATTTTCTTTATATTCCATTTTAACGGTAATCGATATATCCTCTTTACCATCAAACCTTAAACAAAAACATAAAACACCAAACCCTATCAAGCATATTGATAAAAATAAATAACTCATAATTCCCCCTGAAGATATTCATCTTTCCCGGATAACTCTTTTGACTCTATAAATTCCTTCTCTCTCAATCGTCTAACTTTCCGATAATCTTTCCCGGCAAAATGAATGCAATCGCAATAACCAAACAATCTGCTTGTGATCGCTTTACCATATTTGTCATCGAACTCCTGGGGACTGTTGAGATTTGATGTAAAAATCGAAGGTAATCCTGAAGAGATTCTCGCATCAACAACTTCAAATATTCTTCCACTTACCCATTCATTCGTGGTCGTAATTTTATCAAAATCGTCAAACACAATCATTCTTACCGTCTTCATCCTATCAACCGTTCTTGCCCCGGTATCTTTATTTAATATGATCGGAATATATTCCGACATTTTAATAAACAAAAAAGAATCCGTATATTTTGCGACTAATCGCAAAATCGATATGCTGCAGTGAGTTTTTCCGGTGCCAACATCACCGGTCAAAATCAAACCGATCCCCTCTTTAAATTTCTTATGATAGAAATGCGCCTGCACTTCCATCATTCTTTGTGTGAGAACTGGATCAACGGTTTTATCCCAATTTTCAAATGAATTATTTAAATATTTTCCTTTGACACCGGCATTGATCAATCTTGAAAAATTTTCTCTTTCCCTATTTTTAAGTTGCTCAGATGTAACCTCACAGTTACATTTTGGCTGAAAATATTCAAATGGGACTTTCATCAATCTCCCAGAAACTACAACCTTCTCCCAGATCATCCCGCATTTTGGACAAAAACCACCATGTAAAGACCTTTTTTGTTTTTCTATTTCCTGTAAGGGAATAATCCCTTCTTTGAAATCCTCCTCTAATCTATTCAAATATTCCTTCCGGACCTCAACACCATCAATTCCCATTAGCCCGGACCCGGATAACATTTCCCCGGCTTTAATATATCCACTATCTTTTTGTCCTCCCATATTTAACTCTCCATATATTTATTATAATCATCCTGGAAATTCCCGGAATTATTTTTTACAACCCTCTTCCTGATCTCTCCATTTGAACAAACGATCTGATCATAAAATTTAGTAAACTGAAGAAATGTTCTCCCTCCTTTCTTTGTAAACCAAAAATCAAATTGATAATATTTTTTTAACATCTCAATAACATTCTCTATCCCATGATTTTTTATTAACCGTTTCATATTACCGAATATAGCCCCGTTATAAGTTGGTTTTTTTCCACCAGACTCATATCTATATAACTGGTCATATTCAATAATCAATTTATTCATTTCTGATTTTTCAGATAAATTTTTAAATTCTTTATTAGAAATCTTTGAGGTAATCTCTGGTATTGCTCCTTCATCATGAAGGTTTGAATCTTCATTTTGAAGGTTTGAATCTTCATCCGGAATGTTCGAATCTTCAAAATGAAGGTTCGAATGTATCCTGGTGAAGGTTGAAATTTCCTCTTTAAAAGAACATCTGCCATCGAAAACAGTATCGATGGTATATCCAATTTTTGTTAACTTATCTGCTAATCTTCCGAGATTCACTCGATATTGATAGGTACGATCCCAATTATGCCGGGGATTTCTTCTCTGGTCCAATAATCCAGATTTTACCAACCCCTCTATTCTTCTCATGATTGTATTCTCGGAGGAACTAACCATTATTTCTTCTTTTAATTCCCCGGCTTTTTTCCAGATCCACCCATCCATTACATTTTCAAGACTATCTGTGGTAACTCCACTTTTTTTACATCTTGAAATTTCTTCTCTTAAATATTTTATGGTATCTTTCTTCCGGATCTGCCAATACAAAAATTGGTTTAAAATCAATGAAGAGATTATATCGCCATCACAAATAGCGACTAACTCCTCTCTTATAACGGCACGTTTGAGAATCTTTAATTCATCCATCTAACACCCCTATTTAAAAATTTTTTAATTATTATCCTATTTAAAACCCCGGAGGTCAAGTTGATAAAAATGTCCCTCCGAGGAACCTTTTATTTTTTAAACCATCCGACATATCCATCCAGACAGAAATCACAGGATATAAAAATATTTTTTTCTTTTTCATTTGGGTTAGGGATTTCTTTTTTTCCCTCACACACCGGACATTTTTCTAATGCTTCAGGTTTCCATGTCTTTATGAGCCCGAGCATACTTTTTAAATTTCTAATAAAATACAGAAAAGCTTTTGGCGAAGCCGGATTTGTATTTAAATCCAGACTCATGATTACTGAATTCATTTGTCGGATAACATACCTCAAACCAACCCAATAATTTTCAACTGTTAAGGAATTCTCTTCAACAAATCTTTCGATTTTATTTTTTATTTTCCCGGGCCCATTCATAACAATCTCTATGATTCCCCGGGCAATCAATTCCAGCTCGACATCCGTAAGGCAATCAATTCCGATGATGCCCTTATTTCTTAATTCGGAAATACCTTCTTTGGTCATATACGCGAATTTATCCCTGGCCTCAACGATATCATTTTCCCGGCTGGATCCATCCTCAAGATCTTCATCTTCATGGGTTTCCTCAAGACTTTTCGCGAATTTGTAAAATTCTTTCTCTGTTATATCCACATCATCCCGCATCATTTTATCGATACGCTCATTCAACAATTCCTTCGGGATATTATTGATAATCTGATACCTATGAGATGAGGTTTTTGATATACCCAGGTCCTCCAATCTAACCTTGGTATTTTTCTCCTCATCCGATGGCCGACCACGGGAAATAATTTCTTTTAAAATCCCTCCGATTTCCCACGCACACCGGATTGATCCAGCATGGATTCTTTGTATTAAACTCCGTTCAACTCCTCTTTTTTTCGCATAAATTTTTAACGTCTCCAATTGGTCTTTACCGGTTTTAAAATCTTCGATTGAAACAAACTCGATAATTTTTTTCTCCAATTCATCAATTGGAACCGGAAAATTTTTTTCATTTTCTTTTATCATTTTTATCCGCCTTTATTATTTATTTTTCCGGCAACGCCGGGAATATCAGATAAATACCATCGGTTTATCCGCTGATGTTTCATTATCATCATCATCATTTTTATGCCAAGGTTTTCCTAATATAGCCTTGGCCTTTGGTTCAAGATGATCATATTTCTCGACAAACCAAAACCAACCATTATTATGCCACAACCTATGGCATTCAACACATAACACGAATTGATTGGCTTCAATACATAAACCTCCGGCCCCTCTTGATTTAATCTCATGGGGGCTCGTGGTTTTAATTTTATTATTATTATCATACTCAAAAATTGGATTATAACACCCCTCACACATTTTCATTCTTTTTTATCTCCTGATTTTTTTTCCACTGATCCCATTCATTTTTATAATCTCTAATATTTAACCCAATTTCCGCGGCCTCCAATATGGCCCCATCGATCAACCGACCATATTCTAATGTATTTAGGTTCCTGGATGGCACAGGGAAAGAAATCCCTTGCCATTCCATATGACGGCCATATTTTTGTTTGATCCCCTCTTTTACAATATCAAGATCCATCCCAGTTTCCCCGGATATCTCTCGAATTATTGCATGAAATAAATTCTCTTGACTTCTTGTCTTTTTTTTCCTCCATTTCTCAACAATAACCTGAAGAGGTATCTCTTTCAGGATATTTTGGTGATAAAAAGTTCTTGCCATTTTAACATCGGCCGGAGTAATAATTTTAAATTTGATGATCCCACAACTCCGCTCCTCCGGAATCCCCGGCACAGGGACCACCTTTATAATCAACTTATCCATTTTTATCTCCATTTATGCAGACTTCACGATAAACAATATTAAAAATTTTACTCGGTATTGATAAATTTCTTTCGGCTATCTCCTGGACATCTCTTTTATTTGCTCCGGCTAAAATCATCTCTGCAATAAGATTAATACACCATCTTTTTCCTGCACGAATACTATTCCCAGGGAGATTCTCAGGGACCATCCAATATTTTTTTATCGCTACAGAATTGAATAAAATATCCGGGGGAACCCCCTTCAAATCTTCAAAATCTTTCCACAAAACAGACCCATTACTTAATAATACATAATATCCTAAAACCATGTTTTCATCTCCTCCTGGCACAAAAAAACTAATTTTATACATTGATCAACATCTAACATACCGATATGTGCGAATTCGGGATCAATCCCCATTTTTTCACTAAACCATTTATAGGCAACTTTTCTTGACATTTTTTTTGATCTCCACAATTTATCAAAATTTTTATGAGCTTTCATCTTCCAAGATCTTAATTCTTTATCAGCGAGCCGCCCTAATGCTTTTTTGCTATTTTTATGTACACCCACATACGCATTACAGGGTATACATAAATATATCATTCCATGACTAACACCATATATTCTTTTACTATCAACAAAGACAGAAGGTTCAGCACAATATGGGCAGATCCTTCCATTTAAAATATATTTCAATCACCCCCCCTTTCAGGCAACAACATCCACATTTCTTTTATCATCTCCGGGTCATTCTTTATTTTTAAAGAATTTAATATTGCCGCTATGATTAAATCATACGGCACCCTATATTCCTCAGGTAAATTTTTACGAATTTCAATCTCGTATATAAAAATGACGAGATGTTTAAGCATCCACCTCGGGGCTTTTATTGCCTTGTAATAGAATTTTGAATATCGATGATGATACCAGATTGTCGGCAAAACCGGTAACTGAACAACTTCAGCGATATGGTTATATACCATTTTCATGGCATTAAATATATGTTTGGTACTCATCTGATCTATCCGCAACTTTTCTTTATTAGCGGTTTCCCATATAAACCCAGATTTAACAACCTCCATTTCATCCAAAAAATCAATAGCCTCCATAAAACAATCTCCTTTTAAAACGGGATTTCATCATCATAATCCGTACTATAATTTTCCGGATAAATATCCGATGACTCTTTAATCGAATCACCACCACCACCACCACCATCAAAAATATTTTTTTCTGGGGCAGCCGATACACTATTGGCGACAACAACCACATGGGTCCGGGTTTTCCCTTCCGAGTCCAACCATCGGTCTTGTTTCAAACGACCTTCTATCCGGACTTTACGCCCTTTTTGGAGATCACTACAATATTCAGCCATTTTTCCCCAGGCAACTATATCAAAAAACGACACCTCTTCCGAATATCCATTTTTTGCTTTATTTGGTATATATCTGGAACAGGCTATCGAAAACCTACACAACGAAAAACCATTTACAGTTGTCCGAAATTCAGAATCCCGACAAAGGTTTCCTTCTAACAATAATACATTTAAGCTGTTCATCTCTCTTTTACCTCCTCATTTTCTGATTTACAATGAATAATTAAAGTAGGTTTATCAAAAACACCGGTTCCAGTAACATAAGTAATATATATTAAATCATAATATATATTCCCATCCTCATCATCATCCATTATTTTCACTTCAACACATTTTTCATCTGCAAATTCTTTTAAAAAATTCTTCAACATTGTAAGTGTCATATAACACCTCCAAACATTTCCGAATTATTTGAACTCGAATATATTTTTAATTCTTCTTGCCAGCAGTGGGTTTTCCACTGACAATACGAACATTGCCAATCAGGCTTATACTTAACTTTTTGGTGAATAAATTCTTTTATTTCACCATTTTTAATGGCGACCATATAATCCCGGGGTGGAATAATATTTTTTTCATAATATCCCTCAAATACTACTAATTTTTTAATTATATTTGTATATGTTATCGGATATTTCTTTCCTTCGATAATCATATTATATCTCTCATTACATTTAATAGGTTTACGCCCATCTACAATAAAACCACCTTCTGGTAATAAATCAACGACATGCTGGGTTCTATACCCATTATCTCGACCGATGAAAATAAAATATGCTCGATTCACATTTTCGAATTTCATATACAAAACAACCTGTGCGATCATGGTATCTTTTGGTCCATTTAACTGGATATCCTTGACACCTCGACCGAAACTTGATTTGACCTCTATGATAGAAGCAATATTATGTTCATCTACGAACCTGGCATCCGTTTTAAATTTAAACGGATATTTCAACCGACAATCGAAAATTTCTTTCCCATTTCCATCATTATCTTCATTTTCGATAATGAGTTTTAACCCTTTACTTTTCAGCGCGGTGTAGACCCATTCATGGATGATATCACCCATTTTCATTTTTAACAGATTTCCAGGCGTTTCTATATCCGTTTTTGGGATGTTACACCATTTATAAAAAATTTGTCTGTTACAAGACAACACCCCTGAAGGGTGATGTTCATTTTTATTGTCATACAAATTCTTATCCTTTAATTCAATCAGATATTCATCAATCTTAGTTATAAGGTTCATCAATCTCTCCTTTAAATAAACTTCCCGGTCTCTTCCGGTTTATCATCTTGGGTATTTTTAATAATTTCGCCTTTTAATCTTTCCAAGACTCTCCTGGCTTCAGACTCAGTAAATCCCACTTTAAATTTATAATCAATATAATCAGTTTGTTTCCAACTCAAATTCTTACGACCATATTTATCAAGATGATTTTTTATTTCATTTTTAATTTCAATAACAACATCATCTTCTATAATGGCGGGTACCCATTCAACAGGCAACCTGGGTACATCATATTTAAAAGACTCAACCGCTCCATTCTTGGGTTTATACCGAGCTTTAAATTTTCCTTGTTGGTTTACATCTGCATAAAACACAGGTAAAAGGGCAAGATACCGAGCGACCCCCCACCGGGCCGCTGCTCTTTTAAATGAGTCAGAAATTCCCCCCTTGATAGGCTCCACCTGAGTATTTTCTGCCCCATCGCATTTAGTAATCCATTCACCATTTACCCGGATAGATAAATAACAGATGACACCCCCACCGGGGCCCTGTTCATATCTATCTTGCCAATTCTCAGGACCACACACATCATCGAGCCGGTCCATTACCGCCACCCGGGTGATATACGGTACCAACATAGCCCAATACTGATTATTTGATTTCCCAATATTTTTGGGTAACCACTCGATACTTTCTTCCCGAAAAAAATCTTTTAATTTGACTAATTCTTTTGGGGACACCCCTTTCTCATCCATTTTAAACTCCTTTTATATTTGGTTTTCTCCAATACTGATGCATATTCCATTCAGAAATTGCACCAGAAATCAAAGAATAATTTGAGGTGTATTTTTTACACCTGGAACAACACAATTGATATATACATCCATTTTTGACACGAGTATTCGGATGTTTACCACAACGACACAATTTTATTTTTTTCATTTCCCTGAAGACTCCTCCCATTCTGCAAATTTATTACCCCTCCCTAATTTCTCTAAAATTTCTTTATCAGGAAGGGCCCTTAATAACTCTCTTACAAGCCATGATGCCGACACATTAAGAAAGGACGAAATTTTTATAATCCTTTCCTTATCGGTTTCATCTATAAAATAACTGGCATGTTTACGTTTCGACATATAAAACCCCTTTATCATATTTTAATAATTTATGATAACATTTCTCAATACCTATGACAACATTTTTTTCATTTTACGGTTCATTATTCTTCGGATATCCTCAAGGGAAAAATACCATCGGCTCCCCTGTTTTTCACCCAGGTTATACCTCTGTCTATATACCCTAATAATTTCCGGGGTGAATCCTGTTATTTCTGCAACCTCAGATATCGGTATATCATTTTTTACTATCATCGAATTTTATCTCCTCCTCCTCTTTATTGAAGATCTCCTTAATAAAATCAGGAAAATTCAAAAATAAACAATACATGATTGCAACGGCTGTGATAGCACAACAATTTGATTTCTCACAAATATATTTTATAAAATAATCCCTGGTTATCCCGGATTTTTTAACATAATCCATATAATACCCATCCGGGACCGAAAACAAAGCAGGATATCTCCCAATTAAAGAGACTATGCTATCCAATTGGTATGGATAGCAATCAAACCGAACACTATTTAATGAGGTAATAAAAACTTTACTATCAATTTTATCTTCATCAATAGCTACTAAAAAATTGTACCGGGTCATATCTCCAGGTTCAAAAATAAACTCACAACTCCATTTTATTTTTTTCTTTTCCATCAACATAAAAAACTCCTTACTATTGCATTAATTATTCAACAGATTTATAATACTGAGATTGGTGATTTTTATCACCCGACACCTCAAATATTTTTTATCCCGAAGAATAAGGGGCGGATTTTTCCGCCCCACCTTTTAAACTACGCCCTGACAATCATTGAAAATACGAAATTTTTAAATTTCACATCCCACACGATATCATTAAATCCGGCCTTCACTCCCACTTCTGTTATTTCAGATTTTAATTTCTCGGAAATGGAAAAATCAACATGCTGCAATTTATTCATATTTTTAACAGAGATTTTAAAAAAATATGCATTGAGATTTACATGCTCGGTTATCTCCGACTGTTCTTTATCGAGATCAACACATAGAATCGTCCCCTTGAATACCTCTCGTAATTCCGCTAATACTGACATTTTAAATTTCTCCTATGCTAATACATCAAGGGGTTCTTCATCGGTCTCTTTCAAGATGATCGAATTTTTATGAAGGGATTCCCAATTTTTATTTGGGAGTGTTAATATCTCATAACCAACTTTCTGCAAATCATATGCCCGATCTTTATCATCTAACTCCCTGGCCAGGGCCGTTATGGAATTGCCCAGTCCATACTGCGTATACTCTCTTTCTTCACACAAATTTTTAAAGATAGCTTTACTCTCCCTTTCCTGAAGGTCGAATTCTTTTTGTACGAGTTTAACCATCATTTCCGGTTCTTTTATCTCCCTTGAAAGCCCAGCCCTCATTTTACCTGCCTCAGCCTCAATCCATGCATGACTGATGGTATGCTCGACGATATCCCGTAATTTCAATCTGAAAGCCATCAGGTCAGCCATAATGGTTTCATCTTTAAACACGGAATAATCTTCGATCTCTCCTCCAATCCTGCGACCAACATGATGTTTCGAAAAAATCGATTTTGAAATGGCACCATTCGTGCACCACAACCTCCAGACCAATCCTTCTACACGGAGACTCCCGGCACCAACCTCTGAATTTGAAATTATCATTCCGGCCCGGACCACATCGCCTTTTTTAACTTCAGCCTGGATCCCGGGAAATGTCACCTCCAAAAAAAGCTTTTTTTCGGTAAGAGAGCAACTTCCGATTTCAAGCCCGCTTGAATCCCTGATTGACTTCAAGGACGGCATCAACGAGGCCATTACATGATGGTTATCATACGGCCTGAATTTGTCACTGACAAAGGCCCTGGCAGAACCATCAAGGGTTCTTATCATTCGTTTCTCTGTTCCATCCCAGAACATTCGATTCACGATTGAAGACCGTAGCCCCGGGTGTTCCCGAGCTATACGGTCATAAAATTTCTTTGGTATTTCAAAATTCCCAGCCACTTGACCATGAGCATGATTAGTAAGGGAGAAATTAACTTCCCCCCTATGCCCCAATATTAACGTCGAATCATTTACCATTTCAACCGCATGGGTATTGACAATATAATCCTGGTGGCTTTTTTCAATCCGTTCGATTTCCTCTGCAAAATCAACTAATGTCTTGTAATTCCCTTTCATGATATATCTCCTCATAAATTTGGTTCCTTAAAGGAACCTTTTTTTCTCTCAACGAGAGATATAATAAATGGGCGGAATCGAACCGCCCTTTAAACACCAGCTTTATTTATTTGATTCCAACATAGTTTTAATACGGTGGATCAAATATTTTATATTTATTTTTTTTTCAAACCATTTTTTATATGGGATGACAATCCGGGGATACTGAATTTCAATAGTCAAAATGTCTATCCCAGGATAATACATTTTTAACCCCGCATTTAATTGACTCATCCATCTTCTGAATGAGATTTTTTTTTCTATTATTCTACCCCTAAATAATTCATCCATGAAAATCCTCCTTAAAATTACTCGATAATTTTTTCTACCGGTAAAATATTTTTTAACCCCTCAATCGTGAAAGCCTCCATTTTTTCCATAGCGGAGACAAGACAGATAAACTGCTCCTCCGAGATTGATACAAATGATCTTTGCTCCGTGAAATATTTGCCATTCTTATTATTCGGATCATCATCGACGACAATATCTACAGCGATAACATTCAATATGTGCCTAACAACACACATTTCATCAAAATCTAAAACTACACCATCCATAAAAATTCTCCTTATAACCGGCAGAGTTTCACGTGAAACTCTGCAAAATTCTATCTACTTAATCCATTTACTCCGAATACTGGAGTTTCATACATCACTGGATCAGACAAAATCCAATTCCAGGTATTTTTTTCTGCCCAAACAGAATTATACCACCGGACACAATCAACCAACACTACTTCCCCTATAATGGCACTGGTTAAAAAATCATTTTTAGATCGATAGGTCAATCTTTCTTGAACCTGTAAATCTAATGAATTCCACTGATCAAGAGTGAATCCATTATATTTCCCTTTGAAAAAATCGTCCCATTCTTTACTTGCATGGATATGTAACAAACCTCTATAAGAGGTTTTCCATGCTCTATTTTCAACATTTTTTATTCCAGAAATAACCAACCAGGCCCAGGGCTGGTTTATACTAAAAATTTTCATATAACATCCTTCATGAGAGATTTCTTAAAAACACTCCAACTTTTTCCGGATAGCTTTTTTAAACGAAAAATATTTTCAGGGGCACAACTCGGGAGTCCATATTCATAAACCATCCAACACCTGACAACATTAGATTTTACATTTTTTGTATTGGTAATTTCTTTTTTTATTTCGCTTTTTCTTTTGAACCGCATCCTCATGATTTCTTCCAATACAACGGGATGATTTAATATTTTTTTAATATCATCCTCATGAAACATCACCATGAAACAACCAGGGCATCCAATTTTATTAAGATCTTCTTTCAGGGATATTGTTTCCGAAGATATCATTAAAACATTTTCACTTTCAATAACGATCGGAAAATCTTTATCCTTTTTTATAACCCGGAGGACTAAATTAAAAGTGTAACCTCTCCACCCGGATCCGCTGGTATCAATTTTAGATACTCCAATTCTATCATGAGCATAATACCCATAATCCTCATTCTGGTTGATTGAAAATCCAATTTCATGATTTATAAATGATAAGATGTTTTTGGCAGGGATCCACCCGGCCTCTTTTGCTGCATCGCTATTCTGATAATTTGTAATTCTCATAAAAAAACTCCTTAAAAAAAATCTTTCTGAGACACCCCATAATATGAATAGGTATCCGATAAAGAGGAAAATGAAGAATTTTCCTCATCCCACAAACTGAGATCAGAGGCATTATAAATGCTATCCGTCTCATCATTCTCATTTCTCACTATTATCAAATCACCGGCTATATCTACAATATAACCTTTACCACCTCCGACATTATCATGGATAATAACATCGGCCCCGCAATAAAAATCATCCATAAAATCTCCTTTATATTTTTTTCCAGACAGACCGTCGGGGAATCGAACCCCGGGAACCATACGGCCTATATAATCCATACACACAAAATCCTCTCGACATACATGGTCTTTAAATACCCCTACTCTAAGCCTCAGTCATTCTCCCGCCTCCGGTACTTTATCATTCCAATATGATAACTCTTCTCAACTACATTTCCCGGCACCGTAACTTCTGATTATCTGTCAAAGAACAGGAAGCATCCTCCTTTCCTCTCCCCTCTCTTCTTTAAATATAATACAATCCATAACACAAGTCAAGTCTTGTTATGTTTTACTTTATTTTTTTTAATCTTTTTTTTGTATATGAAAAAAAATAGAATACTGGCCAAAAAAAAACAGCTTGCTGAACGAGCAGCAGGCTGTTTTATAGGTAGATTTGATATAATTATATCAGGCGGATATTATTCAATTAAATCCCAAAAATTTTTATTTTGTTCATTCGGGATCTGTCTTTCAAATTTTTCTTTTCCAAAACTGAATATATACCTGGCCCCATCCTCCATATTTTCAGTTTCGACAAGTTCGATCTCACAATACCCCTGCTCATCCGGGGTAACCTCTATTTTACTCGACTGGATAGCTATTCCATCTTTATATCGGACAGAATCTTTATTTAAAGAAATAAATACTACATCCTGTACAGGGTTTCCATTTGAATTAAACATATACCACCAGACAATACACAATTCAATTTCATCCGGGGTGCTGCCGGCAAAATCATAATTTATTTTTAAATTTGTTATTTTCGGAGTTGAACTGCCATCCTCTGAATGCAAAAACATTTTAATCTGAGTATCAACAATACTATCCGTGAAACTGGATATATTATCCAGGATAACATTAGCACTATTGGCCTGGGCATATGTACCATCGGAGACAACCCAACCGGCCCCATCCCACCAATATTCCAAATCCATTTTTTTCAAAATATACCTGATCTCATCACTACCGCCTTTAAAGGCGCTTTCTGAAAAGCCATCTATTCCTTCATGGCGAAATAAATCATTTAATATTATTGATGGGTTTCCGGTTAAATACCCTATATCGACATTCATATTGGTAATGATCAGGCTAACGGAACTCAAATCATTTGAATACGGAAATAAAACCATAAACTGTCCATAAATCTCTCCATCAACCGGAAGACTCTGGCAATTTGCATTAAAAACAGCAGCCTCATTTGCCTGGCTATATGTTTCATCGGAAACAACCCAACCGGCCCCATCCCAATATAAATAATTACCAGACCTCCCTATCTGAATAATATATCGCGGATCTCCAGACTCTACTACAGAAAACGAATTAAACAATTTGATGGTACCATCGCCTATATGCTCCATTTCCGGCAATATCACGGTACCCTCAACATAAATACTGGTATTATATATAAATGGGAACTCTTCAGCATGGTTAACTGTATGCTGAACAGCATCAAATAATATAACATCATCCAACCAAAAATTACCAAGACCGGTCGCTCCACCCCATTTAAAGGTCCCACTCTCTGGGATACGGTCCCAAGATGATGTATTTAAACTACTAATCTGAACACCATCGACAAAAAACCTGCTGACCCCATCAAAATCAAAATTTAACTCAAAAACATATTTTTGTCCCTGTGTTAAATTTCCGATTGATCCAATAAGAAGATGTTGGGCCCCGGAAGAATCCCGCAAGTCAACTATCAAACTGGATCCATTTTGATATATTTGGATCATATTATTATTAGCATTCACGGCATTATATTCCAGAATCTGGACTATTCCGACAAGGACCCCATAATTCGGGGTATAGGAAAAACGAATGCATCCAGAGCTCCCGACAATATCGAAATTTCCATCAGCTCCTGGCATATTTAATCTTTTTCCAGATACCCCGGTTAAATCGATTTGACCATCAATCCAAGTAGCTCCTCCAGATAACCCATTTACAAGAGAACCAATCCCATAATCAGAATTTTGGTTTGTTGAAAAACTCGCATACAAAAGGGCATTCGAAGGCCTGGTGTCTTTTTGCCTGATAATATAATTGGGATCTCCAATCCATTCAATTTTATCAATATCAAAAACAAGCCCTAAAGATGATAAAAAATTTTCAGAAAAATCTAAATCATCTTGCTGTAATGCCAATCGACACCCTAAAGAAATTTCTATTTCTTCAGGATTATAAGAATAATTCCCAGGGATAAGGAATTGATAATTTTTCTCCACACTCATATAGATACTCTCTCATTTTCATAAAACTCTATTTCATAATTCAACCAGGAAGCCCAGGCGAATATATTTTTAAACCGAAATACATAAATCATATTTCTATTTAAAATTATTTCACGGCCTCTATTTGAGACACTGATATAAAATCTAATAAAAAAAAATGAACTCCATCATGGATTCTTGAATGATCCCAATCTATTACCGTCAAACAATTCGTTTCCTTATCAATATGAGTGATCATGCTTTACCCCCTTTTTAAACTTTATTGAAAACAACTCGAAACCCTTTCAATTTTTTTTCTATAAATTTCAGATTCATTCTTCTCCTGAAACCATCTTTATCAGGCCACTGGTCAGGGTATGGGTCATTATAAATAAACTCTTTTGTTATTTCATTAAACCCGACACATAACACAAAATGACCACCACACGGAAAATTACCACATAACATGACAGGAGATTTATCAAGGATATTTTTTTTCACCTGGGCAAAAGAATTCCCCCATTCAAAACTGGAGACATCTTCTCCGAATATTATCTTCCCCATGACAGGGTAGGCTTGCGGTATTTCATTTGGAGGATATTTTTCATAAAATTTTCTATCTCCACGGACATTTATATATTTCTGTAGATGCCCTGGGTCATGAAATATATTTATAATCGCATCACCAGGTTGTTCACCGGGAGTGAATACATTCATATCTCTTCCGGCTATATCAAATCCCATAGCCGCACTCTCCGGGCCACAGGCTATAAAACGAATACGCCCCATATATGCCCGGATTAAATAGGCACTGGCATTATTGGTTTGAATATAATATTGATCCCGTGTTCCGAGAACAACATCCCCTTCATTTTCTTTATACATTTTACCCTCCGATATATGGCGATGTAATCGAATGAATAAAATATCCACTAATAAAACATATTACTCCAACAAAAATAACGGTTCCAATATTTTCATTAACCTGGATTTCTAATTTTTCGATTTTATCATATAACGGAATAACAGCGAACTTCACAGCTTTATCGACAGCATCATCTTTTACTTTTTTCAACTCTTCAACTAACTCTTTAACTTCTGAATCTGTCCAGTAAATTTCTTCGCTTCTCTTTTTTTCTTCTATTGAATTCACTATCAAATTTTCCGGTTGATTCTTTTTTGACTCGCTCCACATCACCGGAATTATCCAGGCCATTAACAATATCATTAGCAGATTTATTTTCCATTTCATTAAAATTCTCCTTTTTTTTAAATTGAATATCGCCTTTAAAAAACAATATCCCGAAAACACCACCAATTAAACCTAAAATCAAAACTATCAATTCTTTCACTTCTCTCTCCCTGAATCTTTAAATAACTGAGATATTGATTTTCCGGATATTTTTTTTCCGACTTTATAACATAATGCAGAGAGAGACGAGTGTATCACACTCATAAATATCAATCTCCCTATTCCGAAATTTTCAAACCCCATTATAGACATATCCATCAATGCCATCGGAACACCCATAATTATCACCACCCAGACCCAGGTATCATTCCGTTTAAATCTTATGCCAATATTCAACAACAACGTTTTTACGATCTGTATAAACAACGCAAAAATGACGGATATAACGGGGTTTACAAATTCTTTCACTAATTCAATAATTTCCATAAAAACTCCTTTACCGGGAAAAATATGTTCCCCGACTAAACATTTAATTTATTAAACAATCCTTTATTTCGCTAAATTTCGCCCGGTACCGGGCCCTGGCCGAATTCAATTTTGAATTTTCAGACAAAACCTCTCCCAATACGGCGCTCATGTTTTCATACTCTTTGATGGCATCTTCATATTTATTTTTTACTGCGATTTTCAAATCAGAAACTTTTTCCTGATTTTTTACCAGAGCATTTATATTCTGTCCCTGTAACGCCATAACCTGATACAACTCCCTCGCATCCGCCCGGTCCATATTACGATCAACTTTATCCCAGGCAAATGTCAGAATAAAAATTATCATAAATGCAACCAGGAATTTTCCGACAGTGGGCATGTCGGAAAAAATTTTAAATACTTTTACTTTTGATTCATCATTCATTTTTTAAACTCCATTATTCAAATAATATTTTTCAACATATTAACCTTATTATTCAATTTATAACAATATATCTTTTTAAAATCCATTTTTTATTTTTTCAATAATATTATTTAATTTAATAAAATTCACATCTGTTGGACCATTTTTTATACCGGCACAAATCGCTTTTACAATTTTAAACAACGCTGTTTTATTTATCATTGATAGATTCTCTAAATGCTCACTCGGAATTTGAGATTCTTTTATAATTTCTTTATTAATTATTTTAAATTGAGGTAATCCATACCTATCATACAATTCATAATTCATTCCTGCAATAGGTATTGGATTATCCTGAAATTCAGGCCTATTTTCTGCTGGATGTGTTATCCATCCGATGATATAATCATCATTATCAAAAAAATATTCAAAAACTATGTTCATATATAATACCCCAAAATAGTCAAATAAAGTAAACCACTTGTATCTGTTGCTGAAGATCTTGAATATTGAATAACTCCATCAACATCACATGCGGTTATACAGACCCCATCGGGCCCAAACGATGCTATACTGATCGGCATATCTAAATAACGAAATCCTATTCGAGTTAATTGCTCTAAATCTGTAACAGCACTCCCTTTTTTTCTCAATAAAAAAACACAATCATCTTTCACTCCATCACTTACCCATCGAATGGCATAACTCAAAAATAAAGCTTTTACTCCTGTGGGAACATAACTTGAAAAATCTATATCAGTAAACGTGGTAGCTGTTCCACCAGCCAAAACCCAGAATGATGGCCTATCAGATTCATCTATCAAATGTAACGTTCCACAACTTTCTTCATTTTGTTGTGTGTTAAATTTTATTTGTTTTCCAGGAATACACTTTATAACACAATCATCATTACTATCAACCCCTATTATTTCCCCGGCTAACAATATATTATTTCTTTCCCTTGAAACAATAACAATATCTTTTTCATAATCCAATAACCCGGACCATTTAATATTCTTTTTAAAATGATCAATACTATTTGCAGGAGTCAGAGATAAATTTCTTTCTGCCACAAATACATCATCTAACTTATCACCATCCAACAAATCGCATACAACTTCAAGGTTTATATTTTCAAACGAATCGCTGGTTACATCCCTGGAATAGATTATTTGCTCATTAACGGTGATATAAAAATATGATCCAGATAAATCAAAATGCATGGATACATGATACCAAGATTCATTTACAAAATTATCCGGAAATGGAATTGTTAATGATGCATGGGCTGTATCCCCATAATTAAAGACAAAGAAGAATTTCTCTTTACCTCCAACCCAACTTAAAACTTTTTCAACACCGAAATAATACCGTCTATCATCAACTATAACACGACTATTTATTGAATAATCAGCCGTTGTTGCATAGAATACAACATAATTAAATCTATTCTTTGACAATATAACGGGCCCTGAATCCATAAAATATGATGGATTAACTCTAATAGTTGTATTACCGACTGACACTGCTCCAGTCGACAACGTTATTTCTACCGGAACAATATCAGCGGATGCACCATTTAACAATTTTAATACCATCCCCTTTACTACTCCAGCAGAAATAAACCCACCCAAACAAAAAGATAAATTTTCAGACAGAGAAGCAAGGACCCCTGAATCTGAAGGGGTTGTAAATGTAACTACCCCTATTCCAAATCCTGTCAATACTGTGAAAAAAATATTTGAAGTAGCTATATACGGTACAAAACATAATATCAAACAATCATTACTGACTCGAGATATTTTTGCTAACCCAGGCCGCGTATCATTAGTCCCTCCGACAATTGTTTCTGTTCCATAAGCGATCTCATCGCCATTTGAGACAATACCTGTCTTTACTGCCGGATATCTATTTGTAATATTATTTTCATAACAAACTGCAAATTTTTCGTTAGTTAATCCCTGGACATCAATCAACCTGGGATATGAAACACCGGTAACCACATCATAAGAACTGCCAAAAGAAATATTTGTTCCTGAAATATTTCCTATGACACATTTTATCGCATTCGTGCCATAAAAATATCCACAAACAAATCGACTACTTGATAATTTTGCACAGGAAATATATGATCCTCCAAAAGAGACTATTTCCTCTATTCCTCCCGGGGAAACAACAGTACCAGAAACATCGCAAACAACACATGAAAAAGAATCATATCCTGGGCTTTTTATAAACCCAAGAACAAATCTATTCTCTGTCAATGCCGCGATACTTATGTATCTTCCATTCAAAACACCAGCACTTACATTATTATCAACCAGATATGCACTACCCCATGATATGCTGTTATCTGAATTATGTATTCCTATCCTGACATAAAGATCATCAACAGCACTGTCAACATAACATAAAACAATTTTTTCAGCGCTCAAATTATCAGCGCAAACAAACCCATCTGAAGTGATGGTCTGTATCTGCTGGTTACTTCCCAATATAGGAGCCCCCGGATTGCTTTCATGCAACCCAAACACATTACTATTCAACTCTAAACATTTTTCAGATCTAAACCAGAAATCATATACATAAGGGTAAAGACTCATATTGGATAGAAAATCTGTATTTTCTTTTAATAACCCGGAATCGGAAGCACCGGTTAGACATCCAACTCCAAATTTTCTATTCGTTGCACTAAATGTTAGATTACTTTTAACATCCCACGGGTCATCTCCATTCTGATCATCATAATTACTGTCCAGGGCAAACACCCTGGGAGCTCCTACTGCAGGTATAATCTGTCCGAAATCTAAAACATCAATATCACTCTCAGCTCCAAGTTGTGTAAGCCCCCGGCCCTGAAAATATGGATATAAATAACCATTATATTGTCCACCAATTCGCAAGAATATCTGCCATTCCTGCCCGGACCAGAATTCTATGACCATACTATCCTCATAAACCCTGGCCCTGGTAGATCCCCACTGTAAAATAGAGGCTACACCATCTACTTCCGTGTCAAAAGATGTAAATCCGGAAAGGGCTGCAAAAAAATCTAATGAATCTCCGGCAGAAAGAGAGATTGAAGATCCAAGCCCTGAACTTGCAGAGACACATCTTAAATCTCCATTTACAATACTCCAGGTACATCCAACCATAGCCCCATTAAGGTTGTTTAAAACCGATAAAAATTTTGTGTCAGTACCGGTTTGAAATGTAAATTGAACAATCCCACCATTATCAACATTTATCCGTAAATTATAATTTGTTTCAGGAGAAAGTCCGGTTTCCAGTGTATTATCCCTGCCGGATAATCCACATTCTTGGTACCCATTTGAATCTCCATATGTTTTCCCGACAAAACCCTCACCGCCGACTTCCATATAAGAATTGATAGAGGCAATCAGAGCATTCAAAACACCCGAAACCATACTATTGGCATAGATTGTATTTTCGGCCACACTACCGCTACTCACCGTATTTTCCCGTGAGCTTGCCGTGCTGCTCCATGACGACTTTACGGCCGCTTTAGTAACCCTTCGACATCTATAATGCAATTTACGTCCTATAGGCGCCTCTATGGAGCCCTCATGAGGAATACCGGTATGTACAAATAATTCTAATTCTTTCGATGTAAAAGCCGGGTCCGCACTCCCTTTCCAATCAGACCCATCAAATTCAAGCTCGAACCACCCCCCGGCCGGGGATCCGGCCCCATCATCAGCGGATACCTGCCATTCATAGCCATAAAAATTTGTTAGATTGAGCTGTCTATTTACGATTAACAATATTCCCCTGGTACCGACCGCTTCGCAGATTAAAATAACAGGAATTTCCGGGATGGTAACCCCCCCGCCCGCATCATACCCTTCCTGGACCTCTGTAAATGTGGGCCTTGATTCTATAGCCGCGGCTGTCTCATCAATCCCTTCAGCAGTGGCCAGACCGATAGATTGATAACTTGCTCCACCGGGCTCTGGGTCAGGAGAAAAAGAAATCCATTCCCTGAGTGTTAGCTTCGTAATCTGCTTTCTCATAGTACCTTTGGCTGCCGGATGATCCCACCCAACAACTTCACAGACCATATTGATATTATAGGTAGACGAAATCAATGTAACCAGCGCCCCCTCCTGGACCTGCGGTATCCAATCTGTCTCAATTTCATAAACCCGTCTTTTTACCTTTCCATACTCAACCCACCACTGAGTCGTTATCGTAGCCTGGGCATTCGACACCCCATATTTACCATCAATATTTTTGTCTCGATATTTCCAGGGATCTGTTATAGTGGCGTCTATATCTTCAACAATTATTTTTTCATCGACTCTTATCGGTTGACCATAAATATCCATCTTAGTTATGGTTACGACAAACCCTGTATTGTTAAATAAAATTATTTCAGAAGATCCCGGGTTCTGGTTTGTTTTTCCAGGATTTGTTCCAGCCACACCATTAAAGGATTCCAGCTCAAGCAGACCGCCATCGCATTCTATATCTGATCCAGAGCCATAAACTCCGATTGTTGGAGTTTGTACATTTATCGCGATAGAATATTCTTCACCGGAATCCGGTTCAACATATTTTAATTCAGCTACATCATTCTCCCGTGTCCCTCCTGGCCAATATTCTCCGGGCAATACAGAGATACTGCATTTTCCTGTAACTATATTATACCCATATACATTTCTGAACACCTTCCTTTGAGTTAAAACTGTATGAGTTTCCAATTCCGTTGAAACCCGGTTTGATGTAATTTTCCCCCCTTTAGCTTTGATATTATGTATATTCCCTGCCTCTTCAGAGAATATCCATTCAGGAGAGGGATCTACCCATCCGGTTTCATGGCGGCTACGAAATCTCAATTTTCCATCATATCTAAAATACAATTGACCCAAATACTGAACAGCCAACGATTGCAATTCTGTCCAAACCCTATTGTCTCCTGATAAAGCAAGATAGGGTTTTACATAATCAACCACCCCTCCAAGATCGAGGTCCCCACTGGACAATCCCAACATTTCGGCCAATCTGTGGAATAAAGAAGATCCCGGGATGATGGGATCTGATATTTTATGGTTTATATAAACCGCATTTATAGTTTTTCTCTGCATGGCAATATGTTTGGACCTATCAAACATGGCCAACGTCACAAAATCACCGCTGGTAGTGGTTATTATCCTGGAGCAACCCTCCTCATTTACAAAGCCGGTAAAAATGGTAATATATTCCCCTATCCCAACTTTTGCCCTAATCTCACATTTTGCAAATGAAAAATCTCCCTCCGAAAAAAAACCATCTGAATTTTTTAATGTTATTTTATACGAATTGCTGATTGCTTCATTAAAAGATCCCTCCAATTTCCCTGATCCACTAATTTCATTATTGCGGACATAATCAGTGACATCCTCCAGGATATCATCATCATCAATATCGATTAACACCATCCAAGACCTATCAGATAATTTATTTTTAACAGCATCTTGAAAATTTGTTGAACATGGTACAAAATAAGACATCTTTAATTCCCTTTATATTTCATAAAATTCTACTTTTCCACCGGTCCCTACATATTCCTGGATTGCATCGACCACAAACCGGCCGACCTCCTCCATTCCCCCGGCGCCTATTATATTCCCGGAATAGGTTTGATAAATATAGATATCCGGGGCCTGCTGGATAGATACATTCCCTCCATGGATAGTTGCCCCAATACCGGTGGTATCCAGATTATTAACATCCTCTATTGCAACGGATAAATCCGGGATACTCGATGGATCAAACGAAAACTGCTGATACGCTGATGTTCCCTGCCAGCTCTGCGTCCATATTTTAGCCATTTCTGTCATCAGATCTCCTGGAGTCACAACATTAACACCGGATATTTTATTCCACTGGAATGTGACAATATACAACAAAACCTCTGCAAGGGCAATAAACGGTGATATTATAAAATTGACAACCGCCCATAAGCTGCCAAACACCCGGCCGACAGCATCCAATACATACCCCAAGACATCAAATACCGGTACAAGAGCAGCTATAATTCTTACTAAAGAGTCCATCACCCCGGCCAGGGTTCCCATTATTGGGACTAACACAGCCAGGGCTAATTCTGCGATAATAAAAATTAGAGGGGCCAAGGCCTGCAAGATCCCGACCACCTGGATTATTATGTTTCCGAGTATATTCAATAAAGGGAATAAATTTTTGACGAATTCTCCCAACATTAAAAATATAGGGACAACCAATACAGCGATTATTGAAACCAACTCGATTATTATAACAGCAAGAGGCTGAATGGCCTGAAGCAACGGAATAACTACATTTTCCATTAAGGACACCAACACCGTATTGAAATCCTCCATGTATTTTTGCCATACCTCTGTTGAAACTATCAACTGCACGAATTGGTCAAGCAACCAGATGGCTACCGTTGCCAATCCATTCATAGCAGCTCCGAAGAATTCCATCGCCTCAGCACTACCACCACCAGCATTAACATCCAATTCCGATATTTGGCTACTGATATTATCAGCCAATTTCCCTACTCCATCGATTGTATTCCCCAACTCCTCCAGAGCTGCTCTCTCCTGTTCATACACCGAACTCTCAATATCAAGGGTATTAAGATGTTCGGTTTGAACTGCCTGCCTTTTTTTTAAAAGAGTTAAATATTTTAATACCTGGTTAAGTTCCTCCTCTAAAATCATTCTCTTTTTTTCAAGAGGATCCAGGTATTTATTTGAAATAACACCGACTTTTTCACTCAATTCTAAAAAAGCCTTTTCTGCCTCTGTCGGGATATTTCCTAATTCTTTTCGGAGATAGACAATTGCATCCTGGGCCTCCTGAATAATCTGCATATATGGGAGGCTATCTATGATATTATCAGCACTAATCCCGGCTTGATCCATCTGTGATTCAGTTGAAGAGATAAGACCCTCAAGGTCATTTATTCTTTCTTTTATCAATTCTCTTTGAATATCTTCTTGTGACCTCATTTCTTTTGAAATATTTTTAAGAATTTCATAATTTCTTACATAGGTTTCGCCAATCAAAGACGCTAAATATTCTTGATTTTCAGCATCCCTAATCTGCCCCTCAAATTCTTTACCGACAGCCACTTTAGCGAGTGCAATTTTTAATTCTGCAGCCTCAGCATCGGATAGAATTTTATTATATTGCTCGGCATATGCATTGATTTCCTCCTGAGATGATCCGATCCCATCAAGGGAATCCAACCAATCATCCGGGGAATCAATACCAAGCCGGATATTTCCGGCAGAATCAACAATATAACCTATCTCCTCACGCCACTGGCCCCCCACTTCTTCAACATTAGAAATTTCTTGATCCCGCTGTTTTCTTAACAATTCAGATTGCGACAACAACCATTTATCGGACAAGCCAACAATATAATTGACGACCTCCTCCTCAAACCGTTTCCGATTTTCGGCAAACTGTCTATATTCTGCCTCAAGTTTGGCTATATTTTCTTTCTCTTTTGCAACGGCTTTTTCATTCTCCTCCTGCTGTGTCCTGGATATCAATTCAGCATAATAACGGGATACAAGGTATTCATCAGCCCCTTTTTCCCGGGCAAGGGAGAGTGCCTCGTCTCTTTCTTTCTGAAGCAGCTCAACGCGGGATAAGGTAAGCGCTTCATACTTATTTATATAATCCTGTTCAAATTTTATACGCTCCTGGAGGATCTTTTCATTCTCTCTTCTTATCAACTCATTATAATAAGCATTTATATCCGCGACCTCTGCCCCGACCTCTTCGGCCGTGGCGATAGTACGGTCTCGTTCCTGCTCGAGAAGTACTATTCGGCTATTAACAAGGGAAAAATATTTTTCATTAAACTCTTCTTCGAGCTGCTTTCTTTTCTCCATAACCTCTTTAAAATCTGTCCCATATTTCCGGACCTCCTCTGCCGTGGCAGATATTTCTGCCCCCATACGCTCCCAATAATCCAGGGCCTCTTGTAATTTTGAGACATCCGGCGGCACATACTCTTTTCCGGAAGATTCCGCCTGTTTTTTTCTCAATTCAACCAACTTGGCTATGGTATCTCGATACGATTGAGCCTTTTGATTTACTATATCTAAGGCCCTAACATATTCGTCATAAACTTTAAGATTTTGCTCTTGGGCATCTTCAAGTAACTGAATTTCTTTCCTGATTTCAATTTGACGTTCAATTTGTTTTTTCAGATCCGAATAAGTATCAATCAAATCCAAGATGGTGTCGAGCTGCTTTTCATTCGCAGAAACCGCCTGATCTTCCAATTTATCCAACTGTGAAGATAATGAACCGAGAGCTGCTTGTAATTCCCCGACACTCTTAATAGTTCCTTTTGCCGCATCTAATAACAATCCTTCTGCTAAATCTTCAGATTCTTTCCTTAGGCTTCTAAAGGCCCTTTCCGCCTCCTGGGCTTTTTTTACTAAATTAACGATTGCCGCGATTGCCCCGACTATTCCGGCAATAATGAGGGCAAAAGGATTAGCCAGAATAACGGAATTAAAAATAGTCATAGCTGCACTCGCTATACTCAATACCGCCGGGATTCCAAACACAACCGCAATAAAAGCAATTATAGCCTCTTTAAATTGTATAACAAATTTTATAATTCCAACAATCACAGAACCGATAAATGCTATAGATTGGCCTACACTGATAAATATATCGACATTTTCTTCTAAAAAACCGATAAATTCATTAAATACCTTCAAAAGTGGCTGAACCCCTTCTAAAAAGGCCTTCCCTGCTTTTTCCTGCATGTCCACCCAGGCATTATTTAATCTCTTCAACTCTCCTAATGCATTCCCCCCCATGGCCCGGGCGACTCCTCCAAATTCCGCCTCAATTTCTTTAAGGATAACTGATTGAGCACCCATAATATCATTCATATCCGCAAAATTCTTTATCATCTCCTTTTGATCTTCCGTGAATGATATACCAATTCTTTTTAACCTCCCCACCCCGGCAATCGGATCATTAAGTGCTGTTCCGAGCTGGATAACAGACTGCTGAAGATCCTGTCCAAACATAGTGGACATATCTGCCGCGGCCTCAAGAGCTTGTGGGAAAACCTCTTTACCTATCTGCGTAAATGTAAGGAGAAGGGATTCAGCTTCAATCACAGCTTCATCAGCATATACCGATAACTGAGACATGGCCCCCGCCATTTTCTCAAGTTCTTCGGATGATAACCCAGCCGCATATCCGGTAGCTCTGAGGGCCCCTTCGAGTTTAGTTTCTGCCGTGAGTTGAGCTTCATATGTCTGGATCAATTTTCCAAAAAATTGTTTTACTTGGTTTATGGCTATAACAGCGATCCCGATGGCGGCGGCAACATCTTTCCAATTCTGTTGCATCGACCGACCACTGGTTTCTGTTTTCTTTTTTAAATTATCAATAGAAGCTATTGCTTGACTTACTTTCTCTTTTCCATTAGAGAAAAAATCTAACCGGACTTTTACCGCCATCGTTTTCCCCTTCCTTTTGTAGCAGTTTTCTTTGAATTTTTCATCTTGGCATTCATCCGCTGCATCTCTTCATTCTTCAATTCGACCCATCGGTTTTGAATAATCCGGTAAATCACAATATCTATATATGGCTGGTCCGCATATGCCCCGCTATATTTCCAATGTCTAAACGTCCCTTCACCATCTAAAAGCATCAACACATCATTAATAAAAGGAACCCACTGTTGCATTAACAACGCGGGTTCCTCTCCATTATCAAATTTAACCCCTTCTTTAAATTTTACTTTATTATAAACCCAGGTGGTTACATCTCGGATTTGTCTAATGTCTTTTTTTTTGCGGGGCTATTGAATCTCATCACGATTACAAATATTTCCAGGATAGCATCATAATACCGGCAAAGCCGGTCATACATTGATTCATCCCAACGGGTTTTTACCATGACCGGATCTCCATTTGAATCTTCTTCAGCCAATAGATCACCATCTTCATCTTTCACTAAAGATCCATCTGGATTTTTCAGGAATTTTGGACTAAAAAAATTATGGTCTTTTACCCCATTCAAAAATGCAACCTTTGTCATATCAACAAAATCTCCATCAAGTATGCTTTTGCCAGCCTTCTTCATGTAATGAACTTTTTCCCGGACTTTTTCTTCAACTTTTTTATAATCCTCTTCATTTACGCTTTCTTTATCCTCAACATCAACCGTTATTTTATTCAGGGCCATTATTTCCTGCATGACATCTACTGATAATTTTTGTGGGACTATCCAATACCCAGGCATGGAATTTAATTTAGTTTTTGCACCGGTAGTTCGGACCTCAACTTGATATTCCCACCCAAATTTATTTGCTTTAACACCCATTTACACTAACTCCTTTAATGGTTCCATCAAGAAACCTTTTAATATTCCCCGCTATCCGGGGTAACGATATGAATTCTAACCGGATTATTATATAAGATCCCTTTAGGAAACAAAACTTTGAACGGGATTCCAGCATCATATACCCCATTATTGTCTGTAAAATTAAACTCCTGCATATTACAGTACGGTAATTCTGTAATCATTATTTCCGGGATACCGGAAACATAATCTTTCCCGTAAAAATAATACGATACAGAAATAAGAGAATTTGAAAATACTTTTGCTCTTTCCTGATAGGTAGTGCTATCAAGGCGAATCTGCATTTCTCCGGAAGACTCAAATTTCCCCTTTTGATGATACTGCCGGGATATAGACCCCTGCCCGTATCCTTCGGTATTATGATTATTATTATATTCCGTCGATATATTTCTGATATCGGTAAATTCCTGATTATCAAGAGAAACACTTCCTTTATGGAAAATCAACGGGTCCACATCTTCCAAAGTCAAAGCCGATCCTACTTGACCTATAGTTTCAGTAAAACCAATTAAATCAACATCAGCCTCGGCCATCCCTTTTAATGCAGCCGAAACGGATAAACTATTCGCCACCATCCCAGCATAGGCCATATTATCCTGTCGGCCGTCTATTTGTATTGAATATGTTGGCAATTCATCAATACTCGTCGAATATCTAAAAATATGTCGATAATACCCTGAGGTGGATGACTCAAAATAAATATAAGCCCACATGCCCTTACCCTGGGCAATAACAGCATGTTCAATCGGATTGGTTATTAAATCAAGGGAATCATCCCCGAAAACTTTTTCACACGAATAACCGGTAAACCCATCTATTGCCGCGACGACCTCTCCCAACGTGTCATAAGCAGCCAGATCAAAATCAACAACTCCGGCTGTCCCAAAATTTGCATCCTGGGATTCCGACCCCGTTACCCCCGTGCTGGAAACAAGAATATTGGCCCCCTGATCAGAAATCAATTTGCAAGATGCATCTGCCCCTGAATATCTAACCCGGACACATCCGGCTATCTGCAGGGGAGTCCCTGGAACGGCCACATCAGGAGTGGCCCCACCATCCAGTGCCGCAAGCAACCCACTTGAATCACCCTCAGCGATATCAATCGTTGATGGAGATGTTTTTTTCCCGGATGTACACCTGACATCCCCACCCCAAAGATCCCAATCACATGTAAGCCCCTGGGACACCATTTCGGCATCCAACAGGTTGATCAACTCATCATAATCAATAGTGGGTCCGGCCCCTGTAGTGATACTACAATTTGTCTGCACCCCACCATCGACTGTGACTTTAAAATTATATACAGTCGCGGCTGCCAGGAGGGTATCGGTGGCTCCAACCTTTGCGGATAAACCCAACTCCTGATAACCCTGTTTGACCTCCTCTTCTCCCAGGATGGATTTTACCAACTTTCCAAATCCCCCACACGGCCGGGGGGTTAATGGTAACCCTCCACTGACATCATCGGCCACGGGATACTCGGCTGATGCCATATTTCGCCCTATAATTGCCGGGTCTTCGGCTCTTTCCACATTCTTGTCGACATCAGGCACCCCGCGGATCGGGATGACATATTGCATGGTCGCAGTGGATCCAGGTGTCACTTCCGGACCGCCTATTGTAACCTTTGTCTGATTTACGCTTGCCATAATAAAACTCCTTTTTAATCCCGTACCTGCAGACTCACTGTACAGATTTTTGATAATGCTCCGGACCTCTGATCACGGACCATAGGACTATAATCTACCCTAATTATTTTCACCCAATTAAACCGTTTATTAAAGGTTTCGTCTTTTCGGACCATTTTTTGAATGGCTTCCGCATACCTCAATAAAACATTATTCACATCCAGGGTATCGGTCCCCGTGGTCGTGATAAAAATATCTACGGCATTATAATTGAAATGATCACCTATTAAAGGCGCTGTTGATGAATTCCCATACTCCTGGATTGTATCATCCGGTAATATTTCTATTTTTATTTGATCAAAATCAAGGACTTCATATCTCTCGATAATATCAGTCCTTTGAATATCAACCCCCCGGGCTATCTCTATTTCATTCAAAGTCTCATTCAATTTCCCCTCAGCTTTAAAAAAATTCATGATACCATCAAGAACATCCTCCATGACTTTATACATTAGATGCTACCCCCGATTTCTTCTTTGGTAACATCAAACCCGGCTTTTTCAAACAACCCGAAGGCCCATCTTTGAATTATCCGGACCCACACCTGTTTATGCTTTTCAGTTATCTGGATAATTTTTCGTGCAGGAAGATTTCTTTTAGGATACCCATAATAATGAGCTGCCGCATATGGGACCCTGGTACCAAGCTCCATATACTTTGAGGTGATTATCCGGATTGTATCCTGAGAATCCGCCTGATTTTCTCCGGTTAACGAATTCATCAATCGGTCTGTTAACTGCATTATTTTTTTACCAGGATAATTTTTCCTTTTCCATAATTTATACCCAGACGACAAAGGAGCAAACCGTTTAGGCTTACCCCCCGCTTCAAAATTCTCTTTATTTACCTGGAAAAAATGGTTTGATATCAAATACATCGGTTCTTTAAAATCTTGAACCAAATTCCCTATCCTGGATAATTGTCTGACAACTTTTTCAGCTCCAAAAATCCCCAATCTAATATTTACCACATTTTTTCCCCTCTGGTTAGTCTATCAGGATAACACGGCCCGGAAGAATATCCGGGCCCGGATCCGGTTTTCTGTTCAGGATTCAATATCGACGGATTTATCTCAATCCGCCGAATCGCATCATTATATAATTTCTGGAGAGCTTCGGCCCCCTCCGGGTCCCTTCCCACAGCACGCAATATTTCCGCCTTTGTACCATTAACAGCTATACTTTTTAATACAACCAATTTCCCGGGGGCAACAATAGGAAGGATGATCCCGGCCGCCTCCAACCGGGAATCCATATCCTGCGACACCTCATCAGCAAACCTGGAGACCTCAACGATAGACGGTTTACTGTCCTCTTTAATAGTGATCGCCTGCATTTTTTCTTGTACATCCTGCCAATCACAATAAGCCATTATGATCTCTCCTCACTCACAAAATATCTTTATCCTGTTCTTTGGGCCTTGGGGGTGGCCCACCGGAAACCTTTTCGTCTTTTGGATTTTCAGATTTGACCTTGATCTCCACCTCCACCAATTCCCCAACCCCTTTTTTTATGAGCCGGGAGGCTATTTCCGAATTATATTTGAAAATCTTACCTCCAGGGATTCTTCTTACGGAAACCATTTGATCTTTTTTTTCAGGGAAATCTTTCTTCTCATCCCCTGAAACTGCCTCAATATTTTGTTTACTTCTCATCACAAACTCCTTTATTACGAATTAACAATTTTTATGCCCATCATAGGAAAACCATATCCCCCATTCCCACGACATTCAGCGGAATATACAATTTTTCTGTTTCTGTTCCTGGATGTCTGATCAATCTGGGTGGATGGAGATTCCCGGTCCTGATAAATAAATGGTTTCAAGGCCTTTAGAGTATGGAACATATACCAATCGTTGGTATCAGTCAATTCCGGGATTGAGATGACACTTGTTATCCATGTTGACCACGGATTTCTACCGGCTGAATTATAATTACTGGCATCCTGTGGAGAAGTTGATTTTATCAACTCCATAAAAGACACCTCTAATTCGGGTGGGCACACAATAACATTCGGTTTTAATTTGAACAATTTTCCTGTGTCACTAACAAACCTCTGCATAGCCACCCGCCCGGTTGCCATATCCGTTTTAAGTTGGGCCAGGGTTATACCGGTACCTGCAAGCAGATTGTCATTTACTGTTCTATTAGCAAAAAATGCCTGGCCATCATAGGCTAAATTGGTATCCCCATCCCGGATGAGCTCGGCAACAAGGTCCATCGGGAAATTGGCCATATCCGTGGCCATAGTTTCCACTCTCGGGCGGATCATATTTGTCTGGTCATCTTTAATCTCATTTTCGTCGATCGCGACTGACACATACCAATGTTTATTGACGATGGTATATTCAGCATCTTTCAAACCAGAGGTATCTTTATCGCCGATCCACTCTTTTATGGCCGGGACATCACCCAACCAACCGTATTTCTGATCTTTAGAAGTAGAGGTAACCCTGGTAAAAAGCTGCTCGGTATTATCTCCACCCTGCCCGGCGATGGCCTCTGCGTATGTTTTGTTAAATATAATATTCAAATTGCGTTCTAACGCAATAGTATTTACTACCATTTAAAAACCTCCTTTTTTAACTTAATGCTTTAATTTCGGTATCAATCAACAGATACCCCGATTTCCAATCCACACATAACCCTAACGGGCCGACATTTGTCGCTGAATCCGCCAGCGTATCATCTGCTGTTGCATAAAACAACGCTCCAACATCTGTTTGAGCTGCTCCTGTATGGGGCAACCAGATCCGGCCCCTCTCCACCCGGACCTCCTCATGGGCGGACCCATCCGACACATGCTGCTCAACCATTACACCGATTGGCACCTCACTGGCAACATCGGCGGCAACTTTGAGATAACCATCGGTTCCAATATTCACGATGGCTCCTTTATAAAGCACATCTGCGGCCCCAGCTCTAAATTTATCAAACTTATTCAGCGGCCTTGATTCATATTCATAATCAGCTGTTAATGCCATACTATCTCTCCTTTTTAATTCCTGTTTTTGTTATCATATTTCGCAGCATCTTCGGCGCTGATGCCCATCGATTCCCTGTACTGTTTTTCAAGAGGCG